CGACTGAGGAAATCCGGATGAATATCCGGAATACGTCATACACTGACAAGAAGCGTAATGTGGTCATTGACCGACATAACGTCGAAGTCGTGCAGACGATCTTCCCGGTTGCACCTGCCACACTTTCAACGGTGCGGAAGGTGTATTTCGTGGTCGAGAACCAACAGGGTGACACCCTGGCGGATCCCGTCTATACTGCTGCTGCGCTCTTTGCGAACGCAACTGCCAGCACGAATGCCAACCTTACGAAGTTGATGAACTTCGAATCCTAAACCTCACAAGCGGTTAGTCGCCGCTAGGTATTGGGAATAAGAACTCGAAGTGATGGTAAGAGACTCTGCGGCTTGGATGTCCACATCTGAAAGGATCAGACATGAAAAGCCAAGTGAATGCTCTACTCCATGTCCTGCGAGGAGTCCATAAGGACATCCAAGCAGCATACCCGGAGTTGGGGGATGATCTTTCGAAAGATTTCGGAAGAATCGCCCTCTACTGTCGAGAAAGAGGTCTTGGTGTCTTCACACTAGACCTCCCCCACCTCGAATCCTTGTTACTTAAAGGATTAGAGGAGGGACGCCTTAGCCTTGAGGGCCCGCTAACTACGCGGGTTTCCAAAAGGATCCAAGTGCCGAGACTTTACTCGGGACTATGGTTGCGGATTTTCGACAAAGACTCCAGTTTGAAGCATGAGGTAGATATCACTGCTCTAGCTATGCTTAGGCAAGTTCTTGTCCTAGGCAAGAAGCTAGAGGTGGAGTGCTCTTACGATCGCATCGAAGCGGTTGTAGGAGCTTACCATGATATCGAACGCCGACTCCGTTCACCAAGCCTTGATTGGTCTGGTGACGAGCTTGGGCTTGTCCGACAGGACGACCGCGGTGATTACCGCGGGAGTTCTGCTTGGGACGAGCATTCTGGGAGCCTATACTGGCCGAAAGGTCAGGAAGGTTCGTCGGAATGCGAGGACCCGGGCAAGAACGAAGGAGTAGATCCAGACGATCTGTGTCTTACAGACGCTGTGAACTACCTTCCATCAGAGAATGATAGATCTCTTCCGTTGTATTACGAAAGGGATCCGAATCCTCAACAGATGGTTGAAGACCTTCGTCTCCTCCGCAAGATCCAGCAAGTTGCGGATCTTGTTGTCGGTACCTTTGATGAACTTAATCCAATTCTCTTTTCGGAGGAATTGGAGGCGTCATCTTACGGTATCGGCTTCAAACATGGACCTGGTGCTGTCGCGGAACGGTTGAAGAATTGGGAGAAATCCCAATTTCCAAACTGGTCGCGCAAGCTTCAGGGTACCTTTCCTTGGGAATTATGTGGCACAACAGCGTCACATGATCCTGAGGATCGTCCACCTTTAACTGAGGTGGCGAGTCGCCTGATAGACGTACCTAAGACCACTAAAGGTCCTAGGTTGATAGCAGCAGAGCCAACATCACATCAGTGGTGTCAGCAGCTGATATTAAGATTCTTGTTTGATCAGTGTCGCAAGTACTTTGGTACTAGCTTCATTGATTTCAAGGATCAACGTAAGTCAGGAGAATTGGTCCTGAAAGCTTCCCAAGATAGGTCAATGGCAACGGTGGACTTATCCGATGCCAGCGACCGTCTTTCGTGTTGGACCGTGGAGCGCATGTTTAGAAATAACATTTCTATCATGACCGCTCTGCACGCCGCACGAACGAGGTTTCTCTTTGATGAAGTGTCTGCGAAGACACTCAAAAAGGAGAAAGACTTCCTGTCACTACGGAAGTTCGCCTCGCAGGGTAC